ACTGGTCCTCGTAGGGCTCGTACAGGTCCTCGATTGCTCCAGCGGCGCTCACGGCGCCGTCCACATCCCCGTCGTACCAGTGGTCGGCGTCGTCCGCCGTCCCTGCCGCCCTCGCCAGCTCGTCGCCCTCGGCGTCGCTGATGGCGTAGCTCTCCAGTCGCAGGCCGTCCGTGTTGCGCTGCCGCGCCTTGACCTCCCAGTCGAATGGCAGGCCCGGCGTGCCCTCGACCACGAAGTGGCCGGGATGCTTCTCGCTGACCCACAGGTCGCCGTCGCCGCACTTCTGGAGGAACGCCTGATAGCCGAAGTCCGTGCGCGCCGTCTCGGCGAACACGTCGTCAATCTCGACGTAGCACAGGCCGTCCTCGCCGATGCGGGCGCTGCCGACGTCGCCGAACATGGGCGCCGCCGTCTCGTAGGCGTAGAGCATGCGCCGGTCGTAGTCGTCGGTCGCCACGACGCGGCTCTTGACGTTCGACGCGCTGAAGTTGGTCACGTCGAGCGAGTAGATGGTCGCCTTGCGCGCGACGTTCAGGGTGCCCGCCACGGTGGTGGCGCTGCTGGTGCCGTAGCCGAGGCGGACGGTGCTGGCGTAGTTGTTGATGTAGCTGGCGCCGGTCGTGCCGCTAACCCTGCCGATGGTCACGGTTCCGCGGGTGTCAATCTTCACGCCGCTGGCGTTGACCTCGACGTTGTGGTTGCCATCGGTGCTGGTGCCCGTGCCGTCGCCGTAGGTCATCTCGACGTGGTCGTGGTGCATGTTTATCGCGGGCACGGAGGTCCGCTTCATGCCCGCCACGATGGCGAGCGCGCCGTCGGTCGCTATGGTGGTGTGGCCGCCCAGCGTGGTCTGGCTGATTGACTTGCCCGGTGACGGGAGAATGTAGAGCGTGTCGCCGTCGACGCCGTTCTGCGTGCCATGGAGCACCAGTCCCAGCAGGTTGACCGCCGCGCTGAGCGAGCCGCCGGACCAGTACCGCAGGCGCTTGTAGATGGCATCGTCGTCCGTCTGGTACGCGCCGACCGTCGCCGTCGAGCCGAGCGTAGCCCCGCCTCCCGCGACGTAGTTAGGCGCCGTTCGACTCATTGTCACGTCGCCCACGATCGTGGCGCCGGTGTTGTCGAGCTGACAGATGACGTTGCCGCTGGCGTCGAGCACCTGGATGATGCCGTTCGTGTTGTCCAGTCCGCCCATCATCAGGGTGCCGCCCCTGATGAGGTCGGCGAGCAGGTAGCCTGCCTTGATGTAGGTCGCGTTGATGAACAACTGCCCGTCCTGCATGTACAGGCCCTGCAGCGCGCCATTGTTCGTCAGCTTGTTGAACACACCCTGCTGCGTGTCAAGCACGTCGAGCTGCGTCTGCGCGGCCTCGGCCTCGCTCTTGGCCTGCGTGGCCGTGCTGTTGGCGCTGTTGAGCCCGCGCGACAGGACGGCGCTCGTGATGGTCACGGTGCCGTCGTCCCACGTGATGACGCTGCGAGTCCAGTAGTAGCGGCCCGCGACGTAGGCCGGTGGCGTGGTCACCCACGAGCCGCCCGACTGCGTGCTGCTGCTGGTCGACAGGTAGTACTGTTCGACGATGGAGCTGATGCCCACGCCGTCCTCGCCCGCCGGCCCCTCGATGCGGGACCAGCTGTAGTCCGCCGGGTTGGTGCTGTCGTCCTCCTGCTCGTCGGTGTACACGCCGAGGTAGCTCTTGCCCGCGCTGACGGTCGTGGAGAAGTCCTGCGTGCCGTCCTGCGAGTTGGCCCACGCTGTGTGGATGTAGTTTGACTCTCCGTTCTCGCCCGCTGGGCCACGCTGTCCAGTCGCGCCGTCCTCGCCGTCCGCGATGCGGATGGTCGATGTGGTGCCGTCCGTGTTGGCGAGCACGATGGTGGTCACGCCGTCAACCTTGGAGGTGGACTGGACGTAGACGCTCGTGCCATCCTCGCCGTCGGTGCCGACGTAGCTCTTGGTGGTGGCGGTCGAGCCGTTGGAGTAGTTCGTCCTCACCCAGAGCCAGCGCCCCGCCGCGATGGACGTGGGTGGCGTGGTTGTCCAGCTCGACGGCGCGGTGGACGCACTCGTGCTGGTCCCGTACTGGATGCTGCTCACGGTTACCGAGGTTCCCGCGGGCCCCTGCGGGCCCTGAATCTGGCCCACGTCCTCCCACGCGCTGCCATTCCACACGTACAGGTCGGTGCCGACCATGTAGGCGTCGCCGTCCTGCCCCGTTGGGTGCGCGGCCACCAGCTGGGCGTAGGTGTCGTAGCTGCCCTTGATGGTGACGCTGGTGCCGTTGGTGCCGTCGCGGCCCGAGATCATGACCGGGGTGGAGTAGCTGACGCCCCCTGCGTCGGTCGTGGCGGTGCGCTGCCAGATGTAGTATCCCTCGCGCCATGTCGGCGCCGTGGTCGACCAGCCTGACGTGGGCGCCGTGGTGGCGCTCTGGTTCTGCGCGTACTGCACGTCCACCGACGTGATGGTGGCGTCCACGTCGTCGAGCACGTCCTGCACGGTGCGCCCGCCGATGGATGCCGTCGACGCCAGCCTGAACTCGCCGGTGTCGAGGTCCCAGAAGTTGCCGCTGCCCGCGAGGTCGCCGATGTAACCCGCCTCTATCTGGACGGCCCGCACCAGCTGCGAGTTGATGCCGTCGGCGGTGAAGACGTTGGTCCAGTCCCAGTCGCCCGAGCTTGTGCGCGAGTCGGCGATGCGGATGGTGCCGCCCTTGACCTCGACCACCTTCGTGGCCTCGGCGCCCACGAGCGGGTCGCTGACGGGCCGGTCGTAGGTCCGCAGGCCCTCGCCCTCGGTGATGTAGGTGTAGCCGCCGGTGGCGTTTATCTCGTTATTGAGCCGCGTGAGTATCGCGTCCATGTAGGCCGCGCTGGCCTGCCAGTCGGACCCGCTCGCCACCTGCGACGAAAGCTGGCCCACGGCGCCCGCTATGGACGACAGCTGGCCAGCCAGCGTGGTCTGCGCGTTGCCGATGGTCAGCTCGACGCGCGCCGTGTCCAGCAGGTCGCGCTCGACCTTGACCACCCTCGCGGTGATCCGCAGGCCCGACGCCCCGAACGACCTGTCGACGCAGACCACCTCGTCGCCGAGGGCCACGCCGTGCGGGTCGAGGCCCGCCTGCGCGAACTGGGCGACCTCCGCCTCGTAGGTGACGCGGGGCCGCGTGTACTCGCCGATGTGCTCCTGCGCCCACGCCAGCAGGTCGGCGGGCTGCTCGTAGGTGTCGTTCGTGACGATGGCCGTGGGGTACTCCCAGCCGCCCGAGCCGTCCGGTATGCGCACCAGCGGGGCGACCTCGTCGTCCTGCAGCCACTCCACGCCGTCGTTCACCGACTCGATGCCGGGGCGCCGCGTGTAGCCGCCGGCGTCTGTCTCCATGGACTTCCCCAGCGGGACGATGCGGCAGGGCCAGACCTCGTCCTGGACCGTCTGCTTGATCTTGGCGAGGTCGTGGCCGTAGTCGAAGCGCCTGACCGCGTCGGAGCGGCCCACGTGCTCCAGCAGGTCCACGCTGCGGGTCACGACGCCGCCCAGCGAGACCTCGATGGTCGCCTGTATCTCGCCACCCCACCGCTCGATGACCGTCTGCAGGCCCTCCCACCCGGTCCTGCGGTAGAAGGACGCGGAGGCCATGGTCGTGACGGTGATGGTCCCTATCTGCCAGCGGCTGGTCCCGGCCAGCGCGCACTCCAGCGCCCTGCGGGGCGTCTGGGGCACCGACGCGTGGCCCGGCACCACGCCGCAGCCGAACTGGTCGTTGATGTAGGTCCCCGTGAGGTCGTATTGCAGCGACCAGACGCAGTAGTACTCCCGCGCCACCGCCTCGCCCTGCGGGCGCTCGCTGACGATGCCCAGCACCACGAACTCGTGCCAGACGTCCATGCTGTCCCTCAGCAGCAGGCGGTTGGTCTGCTCCAGCTCCTGCAGCGTGGTGATGGTCAGGCTGTGCTCGCCGTTGACCTCCTCGGTCATGGTGGCTTCGAGCACCCTCGTGGGGTCGATGTCGCCGACGAAGGCGCCGAGCCTGTCGAAGACCATGATGCGCTGCATCGTGCTCATGTCACAGCCACCTCTCCCTGTAGGTCACGGTCGCCGCGCCGGTCCCCGTCATGGTCAGCGTGTGCAGCCCCGGCTCCAGCACGAGCCAGTCGGACTCGGGCTCCAGCAGGGCCACGACGCCCGAGACCATGAGGGTCCGCTGGGCGCAGTCGGCCACGAGGACGCGCGCGTTGTTGTCGGGCAGGCGCACGAGCATGAAGTCGCCGTCCTCCCTCATGACCCGCCAGAAGCCGTTGGGGCCGTTCTTCGCCGCCTGGGAGGACACGACCGGCATGGCCGGGTAGGTCCCCGCCACCTCGAACGTGGCGCTGCCGCCGCTGGGGATGGTGACGGTGCGCTCGGCGCCGTACATCACGGGGTCCGGCACGATGAAGGTGACCTCGAAGCTGGTGTGGTTGACGTAGCGGGCCGCGTCACCGCCCGACTCGGGAACCGCCATCCAGTAGCGCCCGTCGTCGATGCTCAGGGCCAGCGGGGCGGGCTCGTCCACGGCGAGTGCCGCGGCGAGGGCCCGTGCGGCCTCCTGCAGGTCGGCGGGCGTCCGACCCTTCGCCGTCATGGTCAGGGTGATGGTGCGCTCCTCCATGCTGGCGCCCATGTACACGGTGCCGTCGCGGCCTGCGACCGACTGCGTGGCGACCCTGCGCGGCAGCAGCGAGGTGCGCAGGTCGGAGACGTTGTACGACTCGGTGAGGTCGTGGCCGTTGAAGGCTACCTTTGTCCTTGTGCCCAAAGCTGCGACCTCCTCTCGCGGCTGGTGAGCTGGCTGATGCGGTCCATGAAGCGGTCGGCGTCGACCTCCTCGCGGATGATGATCGTGTCGGCCAGCTTCTCGACGGTGACGCCGCCCTCGCCGCCCATCTTGTTGGCGATGCCCCCGGCAATCTCGCCGTAGCTTCTATCGTTGAGCGGCAGGACCGCCTCCCGGCCCTTCTCGCCCACGCCGATGAGCGTGGCCGCGTCGAAGACGCCGCCCTTGGCGTACCAGTCGACGCCGAAGCTGGGGATGCTGACGATGCCGCCCACGTCCTGCCAGGACCACGTGATGTGGGGCAGGCTGGGCTTGGGTAGGCTCCAGCTGAAGTTGAACAGGCCCTTGATGCGCTCGACGATGCTGGAGATCTGGTCGTAAGCCCACTGGACCTTCTCCTTGATGCCGTTCTTGATGTTCTCGAAGATGCTGAGCGCCTTGTCCTTCGCGGCGTTGAAGCCGTTCGTGATGGCGTCCCTGATGTTCGTGACGATGTTGGTCACGTTGGTCTTGGCCGACTCGAAGCCGTTCGTCACGGTCGTCTTGATGTTCGTGACGATGGTCGTTATGGTCGCCTTCGCCGTGTTGAAGGCGTTTATGACCGTGGTAAGCGCTGACTTGAACTTCTCCACGATGGCCGTCTTGATGCCCTCGACGACCGTCGTGACCGTCGTCTTGACGTTCTGTATGGCGTTGGAGACGTTCTCCTTGAACACCTCCCACTGGACCTTGTTGTCCTCGAGGTTCTGCTTGATCGTGTCGACCATGTTCTGGAAGTCGGTCTTTAGGCCCTCCCACAGGTCAGACAGGCCCTGGCAGAACCCCTCCCAGATGGCCTTGCCCGTCTCCGTCTGGGTGAAGAAGTTGTACAGGGCGATGACGAGCCCGCCGATGAGCGCCACGATGGCGACGAAGGGGTTGGCCGCGAGGACCGTCCAGATGCCCGTCAGGATGCCGGGTATGGCGGCGAGCTTCGTGCCGAGGTTGAAGGCCATGATGCCGGTGATGGCGCCGATGATGCCCCAGATGGCCACCTTCACCACGTCGCCGTGGTCGGCGAGCCACGACAGGGCCTTGTCGATGAGGTCGACGAGCGCCGTAGTGAAGTCCTTGGCCAGCTGGACGTCGTTCTCGGTCCACATGCCCGCGAAGGCCTCGCCTATGGCGCCGCCTATCTTCTTCAGGCTGTCGGCAATGCCGGTGCTGTCGACGAGATCCTTGACCCACTTGATGGCCTCGCCGACCTTGCTCATGGCGCCCTGGATGAAGTCGGCCATCGCGTTGATGGGGCCGGATATGTTGCTGACGCCGATGGCGTTGATGATCTCGGCCCATCCGCTGCCGATGCGCCACCCCATGTTCTGGATGGCCGTGCCGATGCCGTCGGAGTTTGCGCGCGCCTGCTCCTCGAAGCTGGCCATGTCCCGGCTCACGGTGTGCAGGCCGTTCTGGTCGAGGTCGACCATCGTGCGCAGGAAGTCGTCCCACGTGACGGTGCCGTCCTCCAGGGCCGCGTGCAGATCCTCGGCGCTCGCGCCGGTGCCCAGTAGGGCTTCGGCTGCCGCGTTGAGCTGCGGTGTCATGACCGCGGTGAGCGAGCCCCACTGGGCCACGGTCGCGCTGCCCTTGCCCAGCACGCGGTTCAGGACGCCCTGCGCCTGCTGGACCTCCGCCGCGCTCGCGCCCTGGGCGATCATGGCGTCGGTGAAGGCCAGCGACGCGTCGGTCGCCAGCCCCACGTCGCCGGTCGAGTCGGAGATGGCCTGCGTGAGGCGGACCACGTCCTGCGTCGACGCGGGCAGGCCGCGCAGGCGCTCCATGATCTTCTTGATGCTGTCCTCGGCGTCGCCCGCCTCGAAGCCCATGGCCTCCATGACGCGCGGGAAGTTGCGCAGCGTGTCGGCGCGGTCGATGCCCGTGGACAGGCCGCTCATGATGGAGTCGCCAACCCTGCCGGCCACGTTGCCCAGCAGCGTGCCGAGGGCGCTGCCCCTCACGATGTCCCCGAAGGACTTGACGTATGCGTTGCCGTCCGTCACGCCGGCGTTGCTCATGGCCTTGTTCACCGACCCGGTGAACTTGGACATGTCGGGCATGATGGTGATGTAGTAGGTGCCGACCTCAGCCACGGCCCCACCCCCTTACAGCTTCAGATTGAAGGCATTGGCGACCTCGATGGACGTGGCGCGCTGCTCCTCGGCTGCCTCCTCCAGCGCCTCCTCCTCGCCGTCCAGCAGGACCGGCTGCGGCTCGTTGGCCCCGCTCTCGGCGCCCTTGGTGTGCGCCCAGTGCCAGAGCCGCTGGTTCAGCTCCATGCGCCGCAGCATGTGCAGCTCGGGGCTGTTCGACGCCGCTGGCGCCATCGCCCTGACGAGCCTGCTGTCGCGCGGGAGCTGGGCCGCCAGCGCGGCCATGTGGGCCACCCACCCGGCGTCGGCTCCCTCCCAGTCGGCCCGCCACAGGTCGATGCGGTAGGTCTGCTGGAAGTCGGCCAGCAGCTCATCGGGGTGGCGCTCCACGCCGGCGGCGAGGATCGCTAGTTTTTTGCGTCGGCCATGTCGGCGACGCAGGCCGCCACCAGCTCCTGCATGGCGTTGGCCGAGGTGTCGAGGCCGTCGGCGTCGTCGTTTCCGCACAGCAGGTCCGCGTACTCCTCGTCGCGCCCGCAGAGCAGCTGCTCGATGGCATGCGTGCCGCGGGCGGGGTCGCCGGACGCCACGGCCTTCTGCCACTTCCAGCTGAGCGTGCAACGCTCGTCGTAGGTGACCTTGATGCCGTTGAACTCGATGGTGCGCATGTGTTCCCTCCCTAAAACGAGCGCCCCGGCGGTTGGGCCGGGGCGCGTGTCCGTCTCTGCGATGGTGTCCGCCTAGCCGGCCGTGGTCTCGTTGGACTCGATCCAGTCGAAGCAGCCCACGCCGTTGTCGTCGGTCAGGTAGGTGATGGTCGCCTGGCGCTGGGCCACGGTCGTGGCGTTGAGCGTGAGGTCGGCCAGCTCGGTGACCTTGCCGGCGGGGATGAACTTGACCCACTTCCTGCCGTTCTTCAGCAGGAGCAGGAACGCGTACATGCGCTCCTCGCTGGCCTCGGACCAGTTGTGCTGGACCTCGATGGTGCCGCCCGCGTCGGTCACGTTGGCGTGGCCGTACTGGGTCGCCAGCGCGTTCTTGGCGACCTCCATGAAGCCGACCTGGACCGTCTCGGTGTGGGTGCCGTCGGCGGAGTCCACGATGTCGAGGTTGATGTCGCGCAGGTCGGTGGCGTTGTCGGAGGAGACGGACTCGGTGATGCCGTCCTCGACGATGTAGCCCTGGTTCTCCCACGCGTTGGTGGGCGCCCAGGTCTTGAAGGTGGCCTTGGTCGGCACGTCGGTCGTGCCGATCGGGGCGGACAGGAAGTAGCCGCCCTTCACGCCGCGCGTCGTGCTGACGTTGGCCTTGTTGTTAGCAGCCATGCTGCCTCCTTTATTCGGTTTCGTCTGTGTTGAGGGTCAGGGCCATCGCCGCGTAGTAGCGGCCCTGCCCGTTGGCGGTCCACTCGTCGCGCGCCAGCGTCTCCAGCTGCGCCGCGCTCAGGTAGGGGTGGTCGAGGGCCGCGTCGCGCAGCGCGTCGGCTGCCGCGATGGCCATGCCGAAGGCGTCGCGGTCGCTGCGGCCCCAGCAGGTGACGCCGATGCGCGCCCTGCCGACGAGCCCGTCGGACTCCATCCCCTCCAGGGCGACCGACACGAGCCGGTCGGGGCGGTCGCGCTCCATGGGGACCTCGGTCGACACCCTGACGCCCGGGAAGGCGTCCTTCAGGATCTCGACCGCGACCGAGATGGGGTTCATGGTCGTACTCCTTCCGCGCTACCACCTGGGGCGGTTCTTGGGGCGCCATCCGCGCCACTTCTTGGTGTGGTACGAGTCGAGGTTCCGCTTGCGGCGACTGCCGCCGTAGGCCGACGTGTTGGGGGTGCCCCCGATGGCGCCGATGGCTATCGACAGGGAGTGGTAGTGACGCTCGCGGTAGTAGTCCTGCTCGGTGACCGTGGAGACGCGGGTGTGGATGCGGTTCAGCCCGACCTGCGAGTCGACGAGGTAGTCGATGCCGGTTTGGCGCGCCGCGCTGGCGGCGATGGACCCGGCCCTCAGCTCGCACACGTCCATGACGTCGTTGCGGCTGTTCATGACGGCGCGGTACCCCATCGCGTTGGGCTTGAAGTAGCCGCTCCTAGCCAAGGTGCTCCACCCCCTCGACGCGCCAGCTGTAGTCGCCGGGCGTGTTGTCCCGCGGGTAGCTGGTCGGGGAGCCAACCACCTTGAACACCTTCGACGCCAGCGTCTCGTCGTCCGCCGGCGCGCAGGCTATGAGCGCCTGCCGCAGGTCGGCGTCGAGCGTCTTGGGCAGGAAGAAGGTCAGGCGCATCACGGCGCCGTAGGGCCGCCCGTCCTCTATGTCGTCCGAGGTGTCGGGCCGCGCGTCGCCGGGCGCGTAGACGCAGGTCGTCTCGATGTCGGGCTCTAGCAGGTACTCGGGGCGCGAGTTGCCGAACTCGTCCTCCGGCCCCCACATGGGGAGCCAGATCCTGCAGGGGACCGCCCGGAAGGGCATCCTGCGGCTAAGCATCGCCGCCCCCCACCTGCGCCCGCATGGAGCCGATGTAGGAGCCGGTGATGCCCAGCAGCGCCTTCTCCCCGGCGGTGAGGTACAGGTCGCCGCTCGGGTTCGAGAAGGTCGCTGACTGGGCGAAGGGCCCCATGGTGTAGTCGGCCCGCGAGACGCCGTAGACCTCGGACATGGACGCCTGCAGGGAGCGGTTCACCATCGCGCAGCTGACCATCTCCAGCCGGGCGAGCTGCTGCTCGTCCTCGGGGTCGACGGTCACCATCGCGTCGAGGTAGGTCGCCGCGTCCTCCAGCAGGGCCTCCGCTCGGGAGGCCATGTCGTCGGGCAGCTCGCCGTAGCGCGCCTCCAGGTCCTCCAGGGTCGCGTATGCCATGGGGCACCTCCCCTATTCGGTTGTCTTGGGCTTCTTCGGCGCGGCCTTCCTGGCTGGCGCCTTGCGGGGCTTCGCCTCGGGCTTGAAGCCGCGGGACTTCAGCAGCTCCGCGGCCTCTCCCTCGGCATCCACGGGCAGCCCCGTGACTGGGTTGACGAGCCTCATGGCTTAGGAGGTGGCGTCGGTCAGGCGCACGAACGCGGACGCGTTCTTGACGACGAAGCCGACCTCGGCCTCGACGCGCACCGCGAACATGTTGCGCTGCCACAGGTTGACCTGCTCCGTGCCGGTGTTGATGGTGGCCTCCTCGCTGATGGCGAGGTTGATGCCGTCAACGATGCCATAGCGGGCCTGCGTCCAGTCGCCGGCGATGCCGACCACGTTGGGGGTGCCGGCCTTGTAGACGCGGTCGGTCTCGACCACGCGGGCGCCGAGCACGCGGCCGACGGCGCTGTCGTTGTTGATGTTGTTCATCAGCAGCGGGTAGCCGTTGCCGTCGGTGGCGAGCATGAGGATGCCCTCGCCCTGCGGGGACATGGCCCAGCCGTTGAGCTTGCCGGCGGCGCCGACGGTGGTGAAGGCGTTGACCAGCTTGCCGTAGGTGCCGGTGCCGCCGATGCCGACGGCGGTGGCCGCGGTCAGGACGTCGAAGCCGGTTCCGGGGGCGGTGCCGCCGAAGACGGTGGAGTCGAACTTCTTGCCGATGGCGGCGGGAAGACGGCGCACAAGCTCACGGTAGAGGGCCGCGAAGTCGCGGCGGAACTCGTTGGAGAACAGCTCGATGACGGCGATCTTGTACGGGGTCATGACCTTGGTCCCGAAGGTCGCCTCGGAGACGGGCTTCTCCGCCGTCTCGGCCACGAAGTTGGCCGTGGGGTCGCCGGTGATGATGGGGATGGAGATGCCGCTGCCCGGCAGGCTGACGCGCTGTGCGAGCTGCATGACGGCGCTCTGCTCGATGGTGGCGGCCCAGATCTCGTTGGACTGCTGCGGGGTGAGGGTCAGGCCCGTGGTGCCGCGGTTGATGTCGATGGGGTTGGTTGCGAGAGCCATGTCGGCTCCTCTCTCCTAGTGTCGGAAGAACTTCTCGGCCATGTCCGCGAACTGCTCCGCGGTGTCGGCCTTGCCCCCCTCGCCGCCGCGCAGGATGCGCGATGCGGGCGCGGGCGGGGCTGCGGGGATGGACGGCGCGTTGGCGCCGTACTCCTTGGCGAACGCCTCCATGGCGTCGCGGTCGTCGCAGTAGAGCAGCAGCGACTCGGGGACGCCGGTCGAGGCGGCGACCTCCTTGGCGTCGGCGCGCTTCTGGGCGTCGGCCCTGAGCTTGGCCAGCTCGGCCTCGGCGCTCTCGGCGCGCTGGGCCAGCTTCTCGGCCTCGCTCATGCCCTGCTGCTGGTACTCGTCCCACTTGTCGGCCTTGTCCTTGTTGGCCTTGCTGCGCTCCTCCCACTTGCGGGACTGCGCGACGGCCTCCTTGTACTTGGCCTCCCAGTCGATGGGCTCGTCGCCGTGCGGCTCCCCACCCTGCGGCTGCGTGGGCTCCTGCTTGACTTCCTCGGCCATGTCGGCCTCCTTTCGCCCGTGCGGGCTAGTCGGTTCGCCCCGTGCGGGGCACGTCGGGATATGAAAAAGGGCCCCGTGCGGAGCCCGTTTTTCTCGGTTTGTGCTGTTTTTCGACGCGGATGGCGCCTTTTGGGGTTATTTCAGGTCGTACATCTTGCGCATGACGTAGAGCGTGCCGTTCGTGTCGTCGCGGTAGGGCCGCTCCTCGCGGTCGCGCTGGGCGTGGACCTGCGCGATGTGGTCGGACCACTCCTGCGGGATGGACCCGTTGGCGCGGAGCTTGTTTGCCGTGCGCCACATGTCGCAGAACACGGTGGAGTCGTAGCCCTTGATGCGGACGTCGCCGCGCCCGATGCTCGCTATGATCTGGCAGTCACAATGCGAGTGCGTGTGGCTCGCCGCCTCCTCGGACATGTACCAGTAGCCGAGGCCGGCGGTCATGATGCACCATGCGCACGTCTCGGCGCCCACGGGGACGCGGGCGTAGCGCACGTCGCGGGAGTCCCGCTGGCCGTTGCGCCACACGCTGACCTTGCTGGCCCTGTTGACCTCGTAGGCGATGCGGTCGCCCAGCAGGCCGGCCAGCTCGTCCTCGTCCAGCTCGCCGTCCCTCGTGGCCTGCCGGTAGATGCCGCGCACGGCGATGATGGTGGCCGTCCGGTCGTAGTCGGAGAGCGCCTTGGCGTCGAAGTCCTCGCCGGTCTGCAGGATGGACAGGCCGCGGTAGAACTGGGCCGCGTACTGGGCGCTGGCCTCCTGCGCGTAGCGGCAGGCGCCGGCCACGAGGTCCTCGACCAGCTCCCGGTCGGACAGGTCCACGTTTGCGAGCGTGAAGCCCATGTCCTGCCGGGCGGCGGCGCCTATCTGGTGCACGCCGTCGGTGTAGCGCTGCAGCACGTCCATCGACAGCTCTACGTCAGCCATCCTCGCCGCCCTGCGCCTGCGCGCCGAAGATCTGCGCGAGCATGGCCTGCGCGTTGGCCTGCGCCACCTGGTCGTCAATCTCCCGGCGGGCGTCCTCGGGGACGCCGACCATCTTCCAGAAGGCGTTGGTGCCCGCGAAGCCCGGCACGACGCCGGCCAGCTTCACCGCCGCGTCCGCCATGCTCACGATGGAGGGCATCGCGGGGTTGGTGAAGTTGGGCGTGAAGTCGCGCCACTCGTCGGGCAGCTCGGCGAGCGGGACCCCCTGCTCGGCGGCCAGCGCCATCTGCGAAAGGGTGCGTATCGTCTCGCGGTTGCCGTCGTTGAGGTCCTGGCACTCGATGATGAGCGGCTCCGAGGCCGCGTAGATGGCCTCCGCGCTGCTCGGGTTGTCGTGTATGACGCCGAGCTGGCTTATGGGCACGTTCGTCTCGCCGCTGAACCGGGCGGCGAGCGAGCGCATGAAGTCCACGTACTGCTGCATGGACGCCTGCTGCATCTGCATGAACTGGGGCATCACGCCGTCGACGCCGTTGTAGCCCACGCCCATGATGTTGCCGATGTAGGCCTCCCACTTCGTCTTGCCCTGGAAAGCCTCGCGGTCGGCCCCGAGCAGCACCTTCTGGGGCGCCACGGCGAACTGGAAGCTGATGTCGCCGCCCAGCGCGCAGCGGACGGCGCTGTCGGTGATGCTCATGACCGCGCGGGTGATGCGGCTCTGTCCGAAGGGCTTGCGCTGCGTGGGCCGGTATGCGAAGGAGTCCATGAGCGGGCGCCCCATCGAGTGCGGGGCCGCCTCCCAGCGCCAGCGCATGCCGTCGCGCCACAGGTAGACGTTGGCGCCCTCGTCGTATAGGGTCAGGGCCAGCGGGCCGTCGATGTCGAGGGTGATGGTCATGCCGTAGGCCACGCGGCCCTTGGCCTCGTCCCACAGCGCCGCCGCGTGCTCCGCGTCCCACATGTCGATGCGGGCCCCGGCGCCGGCCATGCCGACCGTGGCGAAGGAGCACCCGTAGACGCCCATGGCCTCGACCGTCTGGCGGTACTTGGTGGCGAGCCTGCTGCGCCGCGACATCTCGTCGAGGGCGCCCTGGACCTCGCTGGCGGACGCCGTGAAGCCGTCGAAGCGGCTGCGCGTCGCCATGGCCATGACCGCCTTGTTGGGCCAGCCCACGACCGTCTCTACGCTCAGCAGCTCCGGTGGCGTGCTGATGCCGAAGTCCTTCAGCCGGTTCCGCCCGTCGTAGTACGCGTAGCGCTCCATGTTGCGGGAGAGCCGGGAATACCACACGTCGTAGCAGTCGCGCAGCTCCTGCGCCCACGTCTCGGGCATGTCGCGCGGGACCTCTATCTCCGGGGGGACCAGCGGCAGCGCCTGCCACGTGTCGGGCTGCGGCAGGTCGTTAACCTTCCTGCCACCCCGCCCGTCGGGGTACTTGTCGGGCGTCTGCTCAGTCACCAGACCACCGCCTTTCTCTCGGGATTGCGCTTGGTGGTCATGGCCCCCCAGTAGGCGAGGGCGCATGCCTCGATGAGCGTCGCGTCGGCCTCGTCGGTCGACTGGAAGCCCCAGCCGCCGCCCGTGCCGAGGGGCCTGCGGCGGCTGTGCGTGGCCGAGGCGTCGAGCGCCTCCTGCCCGTAGTGCGTCACGGTGCGCTCCCTGACCGCGTTGGCCAGCGACGAGCAGGCCGCGGCCATGTCCGCCGTGCGGGGGCGCACGATCTCGTTCTTGGGGACCCGCTCCGCCAGCAGGCGCTCGGTCAGCGTCTGCGAGTTGGACGGGCCGTCGATGAGGATGAGAGCCGCGCTCGGGGCGACGCGGACGAGCGTCTCCACGAACCAGCCGATGCCGTGGCCCAGCCCGCGCGAGTCCACGACGTAGACGAAGGGCCGGTCGCCCGTACCCTTGTGGCAGGCGGCGAGCGTGCCCACGCTGCCGTCGGGGCTGAACTTGACCGCGTAGCAGACCAGCCCGGCCCGCTCGGGGTTCTCGATGCGGCAGGCCACCCAGTCCCTCGGGAGTATCGGCGCCGAGGTCGCTATGGCCTCGGGCCACCAGCCGAGGTGCTCCCGCGCGAAGGTGTCGGCGTTCATCGTCCGGGCGTCCTTCATGATGGCGGGCTCGAGGAGCTGGTACCCAAGCGAGGGGTTGTACTCGTACCACCGGGCCACGTCGAGCGGGTCGCCGACCTCGGGCGCGCCCCATTCGTGGATGCACCCGCCCACGTAGGGCGCCTCGTGCAGGCTCGCCCTGATGGCGGCGAACTTCTCGCCCTTCAGGGCCTTCTCGGGGTTCGGCACAGTGCCCATGAGGATGGTCTGCGGGCTGCCGTGCGGGGCCGCGGAGTTGAGCGGGCTCAGCGCCGCGTCCTGCGCGTCGGTGTAGTTTTGCGCCTCGTCCACCACCACGAGGTCGAAGGTCCCGCCTCGGCCCGCGTCGTCGTTGCCGCCGCGGGTTCGGAACTCGATGCGGGCGCCGTTCGTCAGCTCGAGGACCATCTGGTTTGCGCCCGTGGTGTAGCGGGCCACCATCCGGTTCAGCTCGGGGTACTTGGCCAGCGGGTCGTTCTTCTTGGTGCCGAACTTGGCGCGCAGGCGGTCGAAGGCCAGCTTGGCGGTCTGGTACTCGTGCGCCGTGTGGAGGATCCACTCGCCGCGTATGACCAGCCCCTCCGTCTCCCGCGGGTCGCAGACGCCGGTCTTGCCGTTCTGCCTGGGGACCGGGAGGACGCACAGGCTGTTGAGGAGCCGCCCGTCGTCGTCGAGCGCCAGCCAGTCGTCGAGCAGCGTGCGCTGCCAGGGGTGCGGGCTCATTCCGTATGCGTCGGCGAGGGCGCATGCGAGCTTGCCTTCGGAGCGCGCCCAGCTGCCGCACCAGCTGTAGGTGGGCGTCTGGTTGCCCAGCATCAGAGCGCTATCTCCTCGGCCTGCGCGAGGATCCGCGCCAGCGGGCTGTCCTCCTCGCGGACCTCCTCCATGCCGTAGGTCTGCAGCAGCTCGGTGAGCTGCGCGAGGCTCTTTCGGTAGTTGGCCATGAGCTGGTTGTAGGCCTCGTAGATGGGGTGCTTGCGCACGCCGCGCTGGCCGCCACCGTTGTCGTAGGCCACCACCAGCTGCTGGTTGGACTTCTGCATGGCGCTGCGCGTCTCAGCCAGCTTCCTGCACTGGAAGACCACGTTCTCGGCCAGCTCCGTGGCGTAGGGCCGCAGCTTCTCCGGTATGCAGGCGCAGATGCTCTCGGCCTCGGTCATCTCTCCCCCTTACTCCGTCGCCAGCTTGGCCTCCCGCCCGGTCAGGCGCTCCCAGCGCGCCACTATCACGTCGCAGTAGGCGGGGTCCAGCTCCATGAGGTATGCGTCGCGGCCCATCTGCTCGCATGCGATGGCCGTGGTCCCGCTGCCGCCGAACAGGTCGAGCACGGCGTCCCCGCGCCGGCTGCTGTTGCGCACGAGCCGGGCGAAGAGCGGGACGGGCTTCATGGTCGGGTGCTCTGCGCTCGCCAGCGGCTTGTCGAAGCGCAGGACCGTGGTCGCCGCGTCGGGCGACAGGATCTCCTCGAGCATCTGGCGCAGCTCGCCCTTGCTCATCTTCTTGAGGTTCGCCGCGTCGTCGAAGATGGTCGTCTCCGAGCGCGTCGGCGCGAAGTAGTGGCTCGCCCCCTGCTTCCAGCCGTAGTAGGCGATCTCGTGCATCCATTGGTAGTCGCTGCGGCCCAGCGTGAAGTGGTTCTTGACCCACGTCAGCTCCTGCTTGGGCGGGATGCCGCACTCCTCGAGGGCGGCGAACACCGCGGGCGCGTGCATGGCCGCCAGCCAGACGTACCACGCGGCGCCGGGGCGCATGACGGAGACCCCCGAGCGGACGGAGTCCTCTATGAACCGCTGGAAGCTGGCCTCGTCGTCGAACTTGTCGTTCTGGATGACCTTGCGGTCGGTGCGCTGCTTCGCCAGCTTCGGGTCCCAGTTGCTGCTGTCGTTCTGGTGGTATGCCACGTTGTAGGGCGGGTCGGTGAGCAGCAGGTCGGCCTGCCGCCCTCCCATGAGCCGCTCGACCTGCGCGGGGTCGGTGCTGTCGCCGCAGAGCAGGCGGTGCCGCCCGAGCTGCCACAGGTCGCCGGGCTTGGTGCGCGGCTCTTCGGGGACCTCGGGGACGTCCTCGTCCAGGTCCTCGGGCAGCGGCTCCAGCAGCTCGTCCACGTCGAAGCCGTAGGCGCCCCAGTCGAACTCGGGCAGGGCGTCCAGCTCGGCCTGCAGGACCTCGAGGTCGAAGCCCGATGTCAGCGTGGTCTGGTTGTGCACGTGCACATATGCCCTGCGCTGCGCGTCGCTGAGGTGGTCGAGGGCTATGGTGGGCAGCTCGGTCATGCCCAGCCGCTGCGCCGCGAGGACGCGCCCGTGGCCCTCCACGATGACCGGCTCGCCGTCGGGCGCGTGCCACACGCCCACGGGGTCGTTGAAGCCGAACTCCGCTATGGACGCCGCTATCTGCTCGATTTGCTCGTCAGGGTGCTCCTTTGCGTTGCCGGCGTAGGGCACCAGCTCCTCTATGGGCGTCATGGTCATGCGAAGCTCGGGCATCGTCCCTCCAAAAGACAAAGGATTCTATAGGGGGCGGCCACGTGAAAATAAGACCACCCAGTCTGAACGCACGATTTGGTGTGTGAGCCCT